CATGCTGGAGATCCATACAAATACATCGTAATACGAGGTGCTACAGCAACCGATATGATCGATAGAGAAGCATCAGCAACAATAAATATAAATAACGCATCTTTACAATTCATATACAGAAGCGGATGGAGAATTATATGAGTTATCTGTTTAACGACAAAATTGGATTCAAAGATAATGCTGTTGATGCATTCAATCGCCTTAAAACTTCAAATCCATTCACTCTGTTTGATTCTCAACATCGGTATGCCATGAATGATAAATGGGATACTTTTGGTGTTACTGGTGGAACTGCAAATTATATTTTGAACGAAAGTGCCATAAATCTGGTAGTTGGAACGACTTTAGGATGTAAAGTAACGAGAGAAACAAAAAGAGTATTTCCATATCAACCAGGAAAATCATTATTGGTTCTCAACACATTTGCCTTTAATACTCCGAAGGCAAATTTAAGACAACGAGTTGGATATTTTGGAATTACTGGTGGTGCTACATCTGGAACTCCATACAATGGAATTTATCTTGAACAAAATGGTCTTACACTCAGCATTAATCTAGCATCAGGTTCTTTGAATCAAACAACTACTGTAAATCAGAGTTCGTGGAATGGTGATAAATTCGATGGTTCTGGTAGTTCTGGTAGAACATTAGATGTATCTAAAGGAAATATATTTTGGACAGATATAGAGTGGTTGGGTGTTGGTGATGTTCGTTGTGGATTTTTCGTTGATGGAAAACCAGTAGTAGCACACATATTCCACAATGACAATGTAAATTCAACGACATACATGACAACTGCAAGTTTACCAATTCGTTATGAGTTGGAAAATACAGCAACAACTGTTTCAAGCAGCACAATGAAGCAGATATGTTCTTCCGTTCAGTCTGAGGGTGGTTATGAAGGATTCGCAAGAAGATATAATGTTACAAAAAATGGATCAAATCCAACAACATTGTCAACTCAGGATACGCAATATCCTATGATTGCATTGAGATTGAATTCAAATAGATTGGACAGCGCAATAGTTCCTTCAAACTTGAGTGTCGTTTTAGAACAAACTGCATCGAATAAACCAGACACAGTTCAATATAGAATCTTATTGAATCCAACATTAACTGGAAATACATGGTCAACACATTTTAATGGTAATGTTGATTATAATGTTACTGCCACGGCAGTTACGGGTGGAACTGATATCATTGGTGGCTATATCAGTAGTAGTGGCGTTTTTGACATAAACAGTATTAATAATTTTAATTTTCAGTTAGGAAGATCACAAACTGGAGTGAGTGATACTTTTGTTCTTACAATGACACCAATAAATGATGGAGCACAAGTTTATTGTGATTTATCTTGGTTTGAAATTATTTAAAATTCAAAAGAAAGGCTTGAAGTGAAAAATAATCGTGTTATAATAGGTGAAACTTATGCGTGATGAAGACAAAAAGAAAGACAAGATTCGTCCAAAACCAAAGCAATTAAAATCTATTGCTCAGAAAGAAAAAGAATCTCAAAAAACAAAATCAAAGCAACAACTTAGAAATTATATTGAGAGTGGGTTCGAGGACGACGATTTTGAGGATACTTTTACGAGGTAAATATGAATACTGTGACTTTTTCGAAAAATACCCTAACAATTCTAAAGAATTTTTCATCTCTAAATTCAAATCTGCTGGTAAAACCAGGAAATGTTATCAAGACCATTACTCCTTCCAAGAATGGAATGGCAATCGCAACAGTTGAAGAAAACTTCGATGTTGAGTTTGGTATTTGGGATCTTAATAAATTTCTTGGTGTGGTCAGTCTTTTTAACAATCCAACATTTACATTCGGAGAAAAGAGTGTAAAGATTAAGAATGGTGGAGATTCTGTTGTAAATTACTTTTACTCAGAACCAAGACTACTTTCTGTTCCGACAAAGGATGTAAATATGCCTACTGTTAATGTTTCTACAACATTAACAGATAAGCAGTTTTCAGAACTTCAAAAGGCTGCATCTGTAATGCAACTACCAGATCTTTCCTTTAAGTCGGAAAACTCAAGTATTATTGCAGTTGTGTCTGATATTTCAGATCCAACTAGCAATTCTTATAAGGTAATTCTTCAAGAAACTTGGGATGGACCTGATTTTGTTTTTAACTTTAAGATGGAAAACATCAAAATCCTACCAGGAGATTATGCAATTAATTTTGCAAAGAATGTTGTTGCAGAATTTGTCCATAAGACAATTGCACTAAAGTATTGGTTTGCTATGGAATCTGCCACATCAAAGTATGGAGAATAAGATGAATCCTGAAAATTTTCTTTGGGTAGAAAAATATCGTCCCAAAACAATCGAAGAATGCGTTCTTCCCATGTCGCTAAAGTCAACCTTTAGCGACATGGTTGCTAAAGGGGAACCACAAAATTTACTATTGTCGGGAAGTGCTGGTGTGGGAAAGACCACAGTGGCAAAGGCACTGTGCAATGAGATGGGTTGTGATTGGATCATCATCAATTGCTCTGAAGAGGGAAATATTGACACTCTTCGGACAAAGATTCGTCAGTTTGCTAGCACAGTTTCTCTTTCTGGGGATGTACGCAAGGTAGTCATTCTTGACGAGTTTGACTATTCAAATGCAAATAGCATTCAACCTGCTCTTCGAGGAGCAATTGAAGAGTTTGCAAATAACTGTAGATTCATTCTCACATGCAATTATAAGTCAAGAATTATAGAACCGATTCATTCTCGTTGCACATGTATTGACTTTGTTCTCCCACCTTCTGAGAAACCTCAGATTGCTGCAAAGATCATGGATCGGTGTTCTTATATTCTTTCAAATGAAAGAGTGAAGTTCGACAAAAAGGTTCTTGGTCAGTTGATCATGAAGCACTTTCCAGATATGCGAAGAGTTTTAAATGAACTTCAGCGATATGGTGTGTCTGGAAAGATTGATGTTGGAATCTTATCTTCTCTTCAAGAATCGGAGATCAAAAATCTCATCGTCTCTATGAAGAATAAGGATTTCTCGTCAGTCAGAAAGTGGGCGGCACTGAATGCTGAAACATCCCCTGTCGAGGTGTATAGGAAAATCTACGACGGTCTGGGAGACAATCTAGAGAACCAAAGCATCCCAGAGGCGATTCTAATACTTGCCGAGGCACAGTATCGTAGTGCGTTTGTTGCTGATCAAGAAATTAACATGATGGCGTGTCTTGTACAGATGATGATGTCCTGCGCTTTTAAATAAAATGCTATCCGACTTTTTAAATTCAATAAACCAATCCAAAGATAATTTGCTGAAAGGCGATTCTCGTTTGGAAAAAGAATATGTTCCCTTTGTAATTAACAAGTGTTTTTCGTATTTTCCAGATACTGTATTCTATGCCAACAGAATGAATCAGGTTCCTTTCTTAGACAAAAGAATGCAATATGATTATTTGTTATCTTCTATTTCTAAGAGAAAACGATTCTCCAAGTGGATAAAACCAGAGGAAGATAAAAATATTGAAATCATTAAAGAAATATTTGGGTATTCTGATACAAAAGCGAGAGAGGTAGCAGATTTGCTACCAATGGACAAAATGAAAGATTTTGTCCAAAAGGGGGGTCAAAAACGATAAAATAATAAATATTTTCTGTTACTATGGGAGTACATAATGATAGAAGATATTTTTGAAGGATTGGGAGTGGAAGTCACTTTAAAAACAGAAGAGGACTTCTTAAAAATCAAAGAAACTTTAACTAGAGTTGGAGTTTCTTCTAAAAAAGAAAACAAACTTTACCAAAGTTGTCATATCTTACACAAGCGTGGTAGATATGCAATTATGCATTTTAAGGAGATGTTTATACTTGATGGGTTAGAAAGTGACATGTCTACAGATGACTTGGGTAGGAGAAATACCATAGTTCGTTTGTTGACTGAATGGGGATTAATAACACCCATAAATCCAGATAAGTATAAAGAACCACAACTTTCTTTAGCAAGATTAAAAATCATACCACATAAAGACAAATCCTCTTGGGATCTCATACCTAAATACCATATAGGAAAGTGATTCCCGAAAGGATTTTTTATTATGGATAGATTACAAGCAATCGGCGCACCCTTCGAAACTAGATATTCTTCATGTTCGAATAAAAAACCACAGTTATTCGAGTGGACTGACGAAGAGCAATCGATAAAGGTATACCATGACGGTGCTATAATTCATGGTATGCAACAGAAGAAAAAACCAGGAGAACTGAAAATTGGTTGGGTTTGTGAATCCAGGACCATATTTCACTCAATGGCTCCAGGAACCAGAGGAGTTCCTAGAGATTTGTGGGATGCACATTTGGATAAAGTTTGCGAATCCTACGATGCAATCTTTACATCTGAACGGTCTTATGTTGGAAAGAATCCAAAGATGCATTTCTGCTATGCAGGAAGCAATTTGCCTTGGATTAAGGATCAACAGATCTTTTCAAAGACTAAATTGGTTTCTCTGATCGCATCTCCAAAGAACTTTGCATTTGGTCACGCTCTGCGTCACACAATGGCAGAGAAATACAAAGACAAGGTAGATTTGTATGGTGGTGTTCTGGGATCAAAGCGCATTGGTGGTAATGTACCTTGGGGGGACAAGTCTGAGGGACTTAATGATTACATGTTCTCATTTGTCATTGAAAATGATAAGTATGAAACATATTTCACAGAAAAATTGACTGATGCCTTTGTCACAGGAACCATTCCAGTATATTGGGGTACTCCCGATATTGGAGATATATTTAATCTTGATGGAATGATTGAATTGACTCCAGATTTTGACATCTCAATTCTCACACCAGAACTATATGAGAGTAAAAAAGAAGCAATACAGGACAACTTCGAACGAGTACAAAAGATGTTGTCTGCTGATGATATTTTATATAAACTAATACAGGGTTTATGATATATTTAGCACATGCAGATCCACTTCGAAAAGACATGCTTACTCAAGCAGACTTCTTGGTGAGATCACATAAAGAAGTTGGAATAAAGGAACCATTAATTATTGTAAAAACTAATGAAAGAAAAAAGTTTAAACAATATGGTTGTGTGGATGATTATGCAATGTATAATCGTTATATTGGTATAATTGAATATATCAAAAATAATAGGTTAGAAAATGAAACTATTTGTTTATTGGATTGTGATATGTTTTTTCACAAACAATATAAACCAATTTTAGTTGGTGATAATGAAATAGTTACACAAAAATGGATTGGTGCTGAGAGGTGGGATAGATATTGGTCTTTATTTAAAGATCCAGCGTTTGATATTTTTAAACAATCAAAATCTATTGATTTGACTAATCCCGTCACGATGTACACTCCATACTATATGAAAGGTGATGTTTATTCAAATCTATTTAAAATAGCAATGAGATCTGAGCAAATAATAAGAAAGAAAACTACTTGGTGGATGACTGAGTTGTTATGTGTGGGTTTTGCTTCTGCATGTTTAAATTTAAAAATAAAGTATGAAAATTTAGCAGCAACATGTTGGTTTGCAGATAATCCTAAAGATAATCCAACAGGAATAAATGTAGATGATTATGCACTAATTCATTATTGTTGTCCAATAAGTGGAAAGGGTGGAACTACTATTAAAAAGTATAAAATGGAAGACACTAAGTTTATGTTGTCTGCTATTGATAATTTTGTAAAAACTGACAAAGCATATAGACAAGTAGATATAAAGACATTAGAATTCTTTAAAAGAATGTATGGATATAAAGGATAATTATGAAAACTGAAATTGTATCTTTTTATTGTGATATTGATAATCGCACTTACTATAGTGATCATGCTAGAAGATTGAGAATTAATTGTAACGAAAACAATATGAAACATGATATTCGAGAACTTCAATCGAAGGGCGATTATCGTCTTAATTGTTTATCCAAACCAAAATTTATTCTTGATATTCTGAATGAAAAGAAAAGACCTTTTGTGTGGATGGATGTTGATTCTTTAATTCATCGTGAATTGAAAGTATATGATGAGATTGAAGATAAATGTGATGTTGCTTTTGCATATCAAGGAATACCACAATTCATACCAGTCAATTATCCAAAGGCATCACCAATATACTTTACATATAAACCAATTGTGTTAGAATTTGTACAATGTTGGGTTGATGAATGTACCAAGAATATTAATGAAGGTGGAAAACTTTTTGATCATGAAGTTTTAATGCATAAAGTTTTGCCGTTATATGTTCCAAAATTAACAATAGTACAATTGGGAATTAATTATGCAATATGGCCTGGTACTAGTATTCCACCAAATATGGAACCCATGATTACTATGGGTATAGCGGATGGTGAGTCCAAAGAAAAGGGATTAAGAGAAATGGGACTCAATGACAATGTTGTAAAATTTAATTTAGTTGGAAACAAACATGCAAAATAAATTTGTCTTATTCTGGCAACCAGCAGGAATGGGAGATATCTTATATCTCCAGAAGGCAGCACAACATTTTCTTGATCTGGGATATCGTGTTGTTTGGCCTGTAATTCCTGAATTTCTTTATGTTAAAGACTATATTCCCCATATAGAATTTTGTGATGTTAATAATCATTTTGATGGGTTTGAATATTATGGAAGAAGTGATATTATCAAAACCGATGAAATGATATATTTTCCACTACATCAT